TCTCGCAACAAGGATTTGTGCCCCAATCTTTATCATTAGATAAATAAATGCCCGGTTCACCTGAACCTGATTTCTTAATACGATCCCAAAGTTTCATAAAGTATTCTTTATCAACCTTGTGGCGCAAAATAACCGCTGAATTGTTGGCTCGACCCCTTTGTGGGTTGGCTTCCCACCAACTGCCAGCCTTTGAGGCAATCATTTCGTCATCGTCGGCTGAGAACAAAGAGATAAGTGCTGCTCTACGAATACCGCCAGCCAAAACTGCGTCAGCGATATAGCAAATAATATCATGAACCTCAATTGGCTCTAACTTGTCACCATCATCTTTTTCTCTCAGCACACCTTCAACTTTTACCAAACACTCACGAAGAGGTTGTGGTCCCGGTGCCTTGCCGCCAGTGGTTACAAGTCTTGCGCCTTTTGGTCTAATATCACTAAAATCAAATCGTAGTCTGGAGGTTCCCTTAAAATAGGAGTGGATGAGAGCCTTTACTGCATCAGCCCAGCCTTCGATTGAGTCTGAGATTAAAAAGCGTCTTGTTCTTTTAGTGTTCGGTTTTCGGATTTCTGGCAGCTTTTCAACGTGGTGCTGCTGAACGGAGAACCCAACACCAGTTCCACCCAATAACAAAAACATACATTCGGAAAAAGCATCAGCATGATCAATTGGCATATAAGCACAATTATATACGCGGTTTGGAGCAACTTCAATTGGTTTGCCAGCGAACTGCATTGAGCGCATAGACGGCAAAACCTTCTTTGGTATAACATAGTTGTTATACAGTTTCTTAATTTCTTTCTTCAACTCTGGGTACTTCTTAATATGCATGTTCATATTACGAGTACAAAGTTCTACCCAATTTTCCCTACGTTCTTTTTTAGGAACGTACTTGGCGTACTTCATATGTACGGTGATGTCTGATAAAATTTCTGATGCTATTTCCATTATTTGTCTCCTTTTAGTTCGCGTTGCAATTCTTTATATTTTTCTCTTAACATATCTTTTTGTTCTTTCGCAGCATTTTTACTAACAGCCGCTGGATCGACTGAATTCTTTTCTACTTTAATTTTTACATTGCTTGTATCCATATGAATCGGATAAATCAAGCCATCGGGACCGAATCGATTTTTAGCCACAAAGAACCTGCCAGTGTTATTATTTTTATCCTCGGTGGTACGGGATAGAGTAAATATGAAGTCGGCAACAAAACACTTGGAAAAAGCTTCAGAAATTGACTCCATTGTCACAAGTTCTGCGTTATACCCTGTTCTATTCGTTTGAGAGACCGTCCAAATCGGACAATGATTTTCTTGTGCAATGCCACGAAGTTCTTCATAAATTGATTCTAAGTCGTGTCTTTTTTCGCCATAACTTTTCTTTGGGCTAATCAAATCTGCATAATCAACAATAATAATGTCAGGTTCAATTCCTCGCATCTTCAATTTTGATAAATGGTTTTTGATTGCCGTGGTTGTAATTGACTTTGTTGGATACTCTTTTACAATTAAAGTTCCCTTAATATCTTTAATCTTTTCTAAGATGTTGTCCTTGAACACATTTAGATCTTTTAGTTTTACGCCTGTAATACACGAATCATATCTGCGTGCAACCACCGTTTCTGAAAGCTCTAATGTGTAATGTACAACCGTCTTATCTTCTTTTAGTGCTTGACATCCTAAGTGAGCAAGGATATGACTTTTACCAGCGCCAGTGCCTGCCATCGCAACACCGAGTTCACCTGCTCCAAGACCACCTTGCATCAAGTCATCAAAGGTTTTCCAACCTGTTGTCAACGGACTGCGTACTTTAATCTCAAAACGCTTCTCAAAGTCTTTAAGATAATGATAGCCAAAATCATTTGATTGCCCCAACTTAAGTGCTTCATTGATAAGATCACTAATTTCATCAAATGAAGATTTTTCCAAAAGACGAACTGACTTAACAATTGCTTCTTTTAATTTTTGTTTTTTACAGAAGTCCAAGGCAGTATCTTTAATGTACTGCTCTCCTTGAACAACTGGGTCTGAGTGAATACGAATAAGAAAATCACGAACTTGTTTAATAACTAAGTCGTCTTCCTTCTCCATCTCCGTATTGATTAGAGAAGCCATAAGGTTCATTGACGGATGAACCTCATACTTTTCTTTATATTGATATATTAAATTTGAAAATTTTTGTAGGTATTTTGTCTCAAAGTACTCAGTGATGAGAACCTCGCCAATCTGGTCAGAATATGCTCTATCCATAAGGATGAGCTTGGCGAGGTTCTCTTGGAACATATTACCGAATTTTGAGAAATCAACCTTCTCGCTTGTACGCATAGTTTACCTTTTGTTGGGTCTACCATCATAACAAGATTGGCTGTGATTGTCAAGCGAAACTATTCTGCGGGAAGCATCAGATCAGGATTTTCTTCTTTTAGTCCAGACATTTCAATGTAATCGCCTTTTATGTGCTTCATTACATTTTTCATATCTTTTAACTTTTCCTCTAAATCCATTGGGACTTCCATATTCTTATCTCTGAGTTTTTCTTTGACTTTCTTTAAGTCGGCTGCGCCGCCTTCTTCATCAAGAATAGTTTTAACTTCCTCTTCTAAGGATGGCTTTTTTTCCTCTTCCTCAAGCTTTCCTGTTGCTTTTTTGATTGCTTTATCTCGGGAACCTAAGTATTCTTCGGTGGATGTTTCAATTTTTCCATCACCATCATAATCCTTTTTTGCCATTTTCGCCTCAAAAAGATTACCGTATACCATTTCTTTAAAGTTTTTCATCTTAAAACCTCCGAATATAAATAGTCTAAGTTTTTGCTATTCTATTAGAACTTGCAAAAAGGTCTGTCCACCTGATTTCTGGAAAGCCATCCTGAAACATCATCTTAACAATTTCTGTTTTATTATAATACTTTGGATAGTTTTCCACTGAGTTCTTAACCATATCTCTTACTTGAAAAGAGACATTTGGAATATACAACTGCATAATTTTATAATTCTTTAAGATCTTGTCGTAGTTGTCAAGAATACCCTCGTGAATTTTTAATTTATTCTCTGTTGCTTCGCACACATCTGATAAATCAGTTAAACTATAATCTTTTTCTTCTACTAAGAAAGGAAAACGCTTGGCTAAAGTTTTTAGTCCTGCACCTTTGACACCTTCTAAGTTGTCGCTTTTATCACCACTAACCGCTCTTGCTAGGGCAAAATTGTTTGGATGAATTTTAAACTCTTCCAGTATGTCGTTCCTTGTTTTAAAAACGGCTTGTACTGGTCGGTAAATAATTGTTTCGTCATCCAACAACTGATAAAAATCTTTATCGCTTGAAACAATTATCTTTTGTCCTTCTATCTGACGGCATAAAATTGAAATCATATCATCAGCTTCCACGCCATCGTGGATTAGTTGGACCATTGGCAAGTTGTCAATATACTCTAACAACCTCAACATTTGTTCTATCTTGCTTTTGTTTTCTTCTTCAAGAGACATACTAACACCATCAGACCTGTTTAGCCTAATTGCCTTTCGCCCTTCTTTGTAAGAGGACACCACTGATCTGCGACGGGCAGAGCCTCCTGCACCGTCCCAACAAATGTAAACCTTGTCTGGCTTCATTTCTCTGGTAAGTTTCTGAAGTGTTTTAAGAAAGCCAACCAATCCACCAACAGGCTCTCCGCTGGTTGACAAAGATGGATTTACAACATAAGCACGATAAAATATATTTGTGCCGTCAATGATTAGAGACCTCTCAGTCATTTTCACCATCCTCGTAGAAGTCGCTGGACTTACCAATCCTCTTGTCAAACTTCATAACCACTTCTTCTTCCAACAACTTAATAACTCTGTTGTAGAACTTTTCGTCATTAAGCTTGTCCATCCACTGCTTTGTCTGGAACTTATCTGTCTTGCCATCTTCGTAGTGCAAGGTAAACCAAGCACCCGCGTTTGTTAGACTATCTGAGGACTTGATTGCTTCAAGCCAGCTTTCCTTATCCATAATCTTAACTTCTTCGCCAGCCCACAAAATCTTAAAGTTGCATTGGCGACCTTGGGTTCCAAAGCGCGACTTCTCAATCTTAGCCTTAACCTCCGTACCAATTCTAAATCCCTTGTCATCAAAGATGAAAGATGACTTGCCTTTGCGTGCAGTCAACCAAATTCTCAATGAATATGAATATGCAAGTGCTTTACCGCCCGGTGTAAAGTAGGGAGTTGTAAGAGCCTCTGCTGTGTTTCTTGTAATATTAGTCTTTAACTGATTAAGAATTAATAGAGTTGACTTTGTATTAGCAATTGGCTGAATTAGTTTTGACAAGCCCTTAGAAAGAATACGAGGTTTAACTGCCATCGTAGACAAAGGGTTGAAGTCTGATTCAATGTCTGATACTGATGGTGTCAACGCCATACTATCCCAGATAAAAAGCATCTGACTGTCGTTGTTGCCAAGCAAACTTTCAATAGTTTCCAGCACAAACTCAACTGAGTTTGCCTGAACATAAAGCAGCTTTTCAACATCGCATCCCGCCATTGCCAAAAAGTTTGGGTCAATAGAATTTTCTGAATCAAAGTAGATGACATCAATGCCCATCTTCTGTGCATTGCCTGCAATCTGTGCAGCCATATAAGATTTACCGGTTGCTTCTAAACCAGCGATCTCACTAACTTTGCCAACGGGAATACCACCCCAATCTCCACGTTTAATAATACCATCAAGCCATTTACAACCAGTTGGAATAAATTGTAAAACTTGTGTTGGGTTGTCGTCAGACAAAGAAAAGGCGACATCAGTACCCGCCTTTTTATTAATTAATTTCTTCATATCGGCAATAGAAAGCTTGCCTGTTTTTGTTTTTGCCATTTTGTCTCCATAAAAGAAGGCGAGGGGGATTTTTCCCCCTCGCCCATTATAACACTTATTTAAGCAGAAAGCAAGGACTTAAATGCTTGGTCTGCTGCATCGTCAGTGGTCTTAGCATACTGAACTGTACCAGCACTATCATCAGTATCGCCTGACAAGTGCTGCTCCAACATCTGCTGAACCTCATCAGTTGTCTTCTTAGAAAAGACATTATCATACTGAATCTCAGTCTCAGCCAACTCTTTTGCCAGTCCCTTATCCTTATGCAATGGGGAAGTGCGACGGGCTGGGAAAATGTCAGTGCTTGGGAACATCTGACCAGCCTTCTTACCATAATTAATAGTAAGGTCTGTGCCTTCCTGTAGGTCAGTAATATCGCCATACTCTGGGTTTAGAACCAACTGAAGAAGCTTTTGGTATACAGTCTTGGAATAACCCCAAAGACGAACACCCTTTTCCTCTTCACCACGAACAATTACAGGGGAAAAGAAGCGCTGCTTTGCCATAAGCTTCTTTGCTTCCTCGCGGCTTTCCTCTGTGCCATCATTGAACAACTTGCGAACATATGCGTCAAGCACATCGTCCTCTCCAAAATTCTTCTTTGGTGAAAGAAAACCGGGGTTGTTTGCTACATTGTAGTGAAACCAGTACTCCTTGAAGGGATCTCCATCTGGATCTGGAACAATACGAATTACGGACTCGCCATCTTGTGGCTTCCAAAATAGATTCTTGTTAGAACCTCCACCCTTGTTCTCAGTAGAAGCGAGCTTTGCTCGCATTTTTTTCAAATCAATAGCCATGTTATTTACTCCTTGTTATAAGGCAGGTGATTTCCCTGCCTCGCTTTGTATATGATTAGTATAGTACATTATGTACACTTTGTCAACAGAATATCCCGATGGGAAAAAGCCGTAAGATACTTGCTGAAATTCATTTTCTTCCGCCTTCTTTAACTTGCGAGATACTAAATCCAAAACATTGCCTGTCTCTGCTAATGTTTCTTCGCTAAAAGTAAAGTAAAAGTGTTTCTCTCTTACTCCTTCCAGTTCATAAAACTTTTGTTCTGCCTCATCATTAAGACTATACAGCCCAAAAGTTGCGATCCTATTCTGCTCCTCTGGCTCTTCTAAGTTCCCCATCAACGCAGATGCCTGACCATAATACTCCATTAGACACCACATGTCAACAATTTTCTCGTTTACCTTCTGAAAATAGTTGCCAATAGATATATCAGACGCCAAGTTAGAGATACTTTTATTGGAGATCAGCCACATTTTGTTGAACAACCCTGACCGTGCAAATTCTTGTAAGATATTCCTTACAACTCGCTCTCTTGTCTTGCCATTGTTATTCATAAACGAAGTGTCAGGCTGAATATAAAGAAAATCAATCTGTTTATCCTTGAAGTTCTCCAATATTCTAAGACAAGCGCCTGTTATAAGTCCAGATCCTGCCATAACACAGAGGATCTGATCCGATTTAACATTGTTTTTAAGTTTATCAAGATCAATTTCAACCTTTTCTGCTTCTTCAATCGTCTTTACTTTAGGGAACTTTACATAAGCGTCAGTGTGTGTATCAATAGAGTATGCTTTATAACCCTTTTCCTCAAACAACTTACATATTTCACGCCCAGCGTTTCCAATACCAATTACATCCATTCTGTGCTTAGATCTCCCAATGTTCTTCCAACCTGAATATTTAGTTTCATTTCACCATATCTTGTCTGCTTAAATGTATCCCTGATCTGATTAAGCAATTTATAATCTTTCCTATCAAAATCTAAGATCATACTGTCGTGGATAAGCATAGAAACATAAGATTTACTATTATTGTCTTGCAAAATCTTAAATACTTTATAAGCCTGCTCCAAAAACAAATCAGACGCAGTGCTTTGGATTAGATAATTAAGTGCGTGATAATCATCTGCCTCAATTTCTCTATCAAAATCAGTTGTAATTTTACCATCAGAAAAATATTTTTTCAGCAAACCATCCCTATCATACTCGCGAGATAAAAGAGCGTCATCAGAATTTGGATTGTAAAGCCACGCAAATATTCTCTTTTTCGCCTCAGATCGCTCTGTGCCGTCCTTAAATATATTCTTGATGTTCCAGTCGTGGATGTCGCCTTTCGGCTGCTCACGACCAAGCAGAGCCGTTAAAACACGCAATTCAAAAGCATTGTAATCAAACTCAATGAAAACGCCATTGTTTGGTTTGATCATTGTGCGATATTCTTTGTTTAGGGTAAGCAGGGGAAACGAAGAGGGGGTAGTAGATAACCGCCCCGTCACAGTCCCGAAGGTGTTGTACTGGATAAAGGCAGGGCTGGATGAATATCTCTTAATAATCTTCCTGATACGGTTATCATTTGCTGCTGTATACACATTTGTAAGATCCAAGTTTAACGAACGCTTTGAGATTGAATGAACCATACGCTCAATTTTTTCCAACTGAGCATAGTTTTTTGGTTCTTGATAATTCTTTACCGCAAGTTCCATAGCTTTATTTTTTAAGTTAAAGAAATCTTCAATAAAAGTTTTTTCAATCAATTCGTCCAAACAAAACTTGCGAGGGTCATACCCGCACACGCTATATGATTTAAGTGTGTTCTTGATTTTGTTTTCCAGCATCTTGTATTCTTCTGCATCGTGCTTTGGAAGCAGCTTAACATAATCTTCACCACCACAAAACAACTTAACAAACTTCACATCTGGTGGTAAGTCATCTTGATATGTCCAAGTATATTTCATTGTATCCTCGTAATCAGAGAATACTTTATCGTCTGCAAAGATGCTTTTGCAATTATTTTTTGTATCAATTTTTGAGAAAAACATTTAGTCCTTAAGAAAAGTCTGTGGTTTGATCGGTTGGATTAACAGAAAATAACAATCCTTCCTCGTCTTCTTGTACTAATGTAGCAGATTCTTCGGTCCCTGTCAAGAGTTTTCTAACTCCCCTGTTCCAAAAAAATACTAATTCTCTCTTGTCTGTGTTGTTCTTAGATCCTTGATTTCTCAGAAACAACTCTAAATAATTTATTGCTTGTCCAGAAATTGCTAATCGCTCTGCAAAGGAAGCTTTATTTTTAAAAATTATAGAGTTTGATACATCTATTAGGGACAACACATTTTTAGCTATGGTATCCAAAGCCGTGCTTTTTAAATTAAAATTGTTTTCTTTTGCCCTTATTTTAATATAATATTTTATTCTATCTTTGTTTAACAACAACTGAGGTTCTTGTCTTTTAATCTTTGACGTTTGAAATTTCTTTTTATAGAGTTGACTAATATTAGCTGATGCAGCATAGTCAATATAAGTTGGATATTTGTTTGTAAACCTTTTGTAAGCTGACGACAGAAAAACAAACAATTCAGTTATTACCTTATCAGAACTCAGAAAAAAGTTTTGCTTTACAAAATATTCATCTAAAATCATTGTTGGCAACTCTGATAAGTCTTTTTCTTTAAAATAATTTTTTACATATAGTTCCAATAATTTTTCTGATTGTATGTCTGCTATCAGAGTATTTGGATTATTTGGGTCTATTCTTAATCCATTAACCTTTGCCACATAATTTAAAACAGGAAATCTAACATCATTTAAAATTGTCTGCTTATCTATCTCACTTTCTACTTTAAAAAAATCAAATGCCAAACCTGTATTGTAAATGCTATAATTCGCGGCTTCGTAGTAGCCAGCTTTACTAATTGCAACGTTTTTTCCAATGAACCAAGAGTAGAACAAATTTAAAAAGTCGTCAAAATTTTTCACCTTATTGGTGTTTTTTATTTCATTAAGTACGTCATTAAAAAATTCAATATAGACTTCTTCAACGTGCGCAGAATACGACTTTATTGGCTGATAAGCTTTTACTATTCTTAAATTATTTAAGGAGCTTTTTGGATGTCCCGGTCGCTGATTGTTAAATTGGTCGAAAAAATTTTCTGCGGCATCAGCAGCAAAATCCAATAGCTGAAAATCGCCTTGAAGCTGTTTTAATTTTTCAGGTCCGAAAAAGGGTGCAATGAGTCTATGCTGATAATCGTATTTTAAATAATTTTTTTCTTTGTACCAAGTGTCCAGTTGATTGTTTAAATTTTGCCCAGCAGAATTTTTCTCACCAATCGGCAAATTGTTGTCATTTATTTGCTCTTTGTAAGATTTCCTTGCTTTATAAATTTCCGCTGTATTGCTTTGATTTGAAACATCATCAAAGGTAACAAGAGTGCTTTCTTTATCTTGTATTTCTTTCTTAACTTTAAATAATTCTTGAATATTAATCTTCAACTTATCACCCTCTTATTTTTTTACCTTGTCAGCTTTTTTTGCAATTTTTGTAGATAATTTATCATAATTGCTTGCAATATAAGTTGATAAATCCTGATTAAACTTATCAGATGGGAACAATACTTTGTTATCCTGTAGATCTTTTAATCTTGCCAGCAACAATTGAGAATCACGAATTAAAGTTGAGGCATTTATTGTTTTTGTATAAACACCATTAGCCAATTGCAGATTGTCAGAAACATTATTTATGGTGTACAAACCGCCAATTTCAAAATCGTTTGAGCGGTTTTGTTCTCTTAACCTTTGTAGTTGCTGTGGGGTTGGATTGTCCGGTATTGAAGCCACTCCTTTGCCCAAAGTATAGCTTGGCACATAAATCAAGTTACTAAACTCATACACGCGATTACCAAACAATTCAGCACTAATTGTATATTGAAAATTAGTTGAGATAATATCATCTGGGACACCGGGTTTTTTCTCATTTAAAACATGAGATAAGTTTGTCAACGTATCATCAGAGTTGGAATTAAAAGATAAGTTTTTTAACAATCCATTAGAAGAACCTATAACTAATTTACTTATGCCCGTGTCCAAGAGGTCCCCATCTTTTTTAAAAAAAGTCTCTCTAAAACGAGCTACTCTTTTGCCCAAAAATATTCCTGAATTTTCATATAAAAGGTTGCTGCTTTGACCTATGAAAAAACACCCAGTGGATGATTTAATGTCAGCGGAATCAAAATACCCTTTGCAAAAATCATCAAACACCTTTTCGTCTCCTTGAAAAAGTTTATTATATTTTTTATCAACTGCTGGTGTTTTTTGTAAAAAGTCTTTTTCAAATTTTCTAATATCAAAGTGATAGTATGGATAAGAAAGAGATGGAAAAGCAGCGATATTGTTTTTATTTATAACGGCTGTTGGCAAAGCTTTTTGAACAAAAAAGTTAATAAATTTTTTAAAATTTGCATTTGGAAAATTCTTAAAAAAGTCAATAAGTATTTGTCTTAAAGTGCCCTCAGTCAATGCAAGATCACCAATATTACACCAATATTTATCTCCCGTAGGTAGCGGGTATGCCACATTACCTAAAATATAGTATGGTAATTCATAACGAGGATTATTTGTTGAATACAAAATAGTGTTGTTTTTATCATAACTTTCTGATAGATTATATATGCCTCGGAGGATGTCTTTAAAGAAAATAAAAGTAGTGCTTGTTTCTTTTTGATTTTTCTTGTGATTTTTTAAAGTTGCCTCTATTATTTTTTCAGAGGACTTTCTAATGTTTTCTGCCTCGTCTCTTAGAGCCGCCTTGTCATCTGCTTGCTCATAGGTTTCAACGTTAATTAAAATATCCAATGCCTGATCTTCAATTGAGCCCTCTGCATCAGAACTGCTCGTGCCACTTTCAAAATAAGTTCGTGTGGGATTGCCGGGAGCAAGCCCTATTTTAACCTTTAGGGTGTTATTAATCTTCTTTACATCGTTGCTTCTTTTTATTTCTGTTTTTAAACTGTAAGAATTAAAAAGATTAAGATTTTTAAAATCTTCAATAATATAATTGGCAAACAATGGTCCACTATCTTTCAAAAGACTTTGTAAGTTTTGGGAAAGTTTTTTTAATCTTTTAAAACTGGCGAAGAGTCGTCTTTGGAGTGTGCCCTTTTTAAAAGGATTAATTTTTCCTTTCTCTCTAAAAGCTTTTTCAACTTTCTCTGCGTCTGCGGTCTTAAGGGTTTGTTTATATCTCTTGATTGCTTGTTTAAGCCTTATAACTCGCTTTCGCATATCAAGTATGTCTCTTCCCAGTTTAGTTTTTTTAATCACTGCTTTTTCTGACAAGATTTTATCAACGATTGCCTCTCCAAGACCCGGTTTGTTTTCTAAGTCTGCTAATGGAGATGGGATATACTCAACATTTAAAGTAAAACTTCCATCTTGATTAAAGTTTATTTTGTGAGTTATGGGAGTTATTTTATAATAAACTTTTTCAAACTTATCAATAATTTCTTTCTCTTTTCTGCTTAAAATATCATCAGATACGCCGTCAGAATAAGTCCAGCCATATTCTAATACCAGCCTAAACTCTGTACTTCTTTTAATTAATTCTTTGTAAGTAATGTTTTGGACCTTGTTAAAAAATCCAGTGAAAGCTCCAAAATTATTGCCGCCATAACTCAAGCCAGACAGAGTGCCTTGCTCAATTGCAGGCTTATTTATGAGCACTTCATAAGATGAGAAAAAGAATTGAGCATTCAAAGTAATTGGATCATAATCTCCAGTAATATTATAAATGCGGTTTGCGTTAATGGAGATAATCCCCGCCCCCTCACCTCGGGCTGTTGATTTACGATTCTTTAGAAAGAAATCTAAATCAAAGGACTTGCTAAAAGATATTGGGATTGCAGTTTTTTTAAAGGTTGATTTTTTAAGGTTGGTTGAATCAACAACATAAAATCTGGCGTATGGGGACATCGCTGCTAATTGGTGAGGCTTGATTGTTTGCATAAATTTTATATGTTCTTTTCTGTTTTCCAGTTTTGAATTTCTCATATAAGATTCAAAATCACAACCATATTTGGCGTTCAATTGAATAATTTTATCCGCCGCGATTTCACTTCTTTTTGTCTCTACATCCAAAGCCTCTTGTTGTTTTTTGAAAAAAAAGGAAAGTGCATGATTATTATTGCTTATTTTTGGAACAAGTATTTGATTTAAGAAAGCCTGCTCCAAGTCCAAGTCAGTAGTTAATTTTGGTTTGAAATATTCAATTTTGCCAGACATACTTTAATACCCCGTGGCAGACAATATGTCCCCTAAAGAACTGGGAACTCTTATAATATCTCCGACTTTGATGTGAGATTCTGTTGGCTTTTTGTTAAACCACGCAATAATCCACCAATATCTTGAATCACCATAATAAGAGTCCGCGAGTTTGTAATACCTATCACCCAACGACCAAACATGGTCCGTATAATCAAGCTGTAAAATCTCATCAAAAGATGGGTAAGATATATTCAGAGTCTCGATTATTGGGATGTATTGCCTTCTGCCATTATCAAATTTATCCAAATAGACTCTTTTATAATCTATATCGTTTAAGCTATTTGTACCAGTTCTATCGTATCTTGATGCCATTTTACTATCTACCGTAAGATTTTTGCCTCACTTAAATCTCCTGATAATCCAAAAGTCTTGCTTAGATCTTCCGAACTTCTTTGTTGAATCGGGCTAAAAATATTGTGTCTTGTTCTATATGGATAATCTGTTGGATTGTTTGGTCTGCCATTAATTGTTCCGATAACTTTTTCATGAAGTACGTTCATTGTAAAGCCAATTGTATATTCTCTAAAAAACAAGTTGCTTGTGCCACCCTCAGATCTATCCATAAAAAATCCATCTGCTGGATTAAAGCTATAAGTAAAGTTATTGATATATCCAAGCAGCCCTCTAAAAGAAAACTTTGGGTCTACGATCAAATTGGCAAACTTGACTCTAACAAGTGGTGGGGACGCAATAATTAAGTCACCTTTAAACTCGTTATAAGATGGATAAATATTTTTAATAAATTGATTGACCTTTTTCATGTTTTCGTTTGCATCAACTTCATCAAAACACGGAATTTTTAACGTGACCCTTATTGTTCTTGATGTCCCTCTGTAAGTTGGGATCGGATCATTTCTACCATAAACAGGCGTTGCACTAAAACTTGGGTTGAAGTTTTGGTTCAAGCTTGTTATGTAGGCTGGGAAACTTAAGGCTGTTGACGAAAACAAGTTTGTCAAAGCTGTTGAGCCAGCAGTGGTTGGAAATGAAATTCTTATATTCGCAAAGTTTAACCTATTTCTTAAAGAAGCTTCTGCTGGTAGTGCGGTTCTTAAAGTTGGATCATTTATTGGTCCACCAAACAACTCATCCCCGAGACCTGCGCCGCCGCCAAGAAGTCCTTCAAGCGTGTTGCCAAGTGTAAAGGGGTTTTTTACTGATAATGCCATACAATAAATAGATTAAATAAAAAATTATTTTATTTTGTTTGGGGTTTGATCGCTTGAAAACCAAGGTTCAGCCCGATAGCTTCTAACGCCTTTAAAGCTGCTGCGTTGGTAAGATCTTCTGGACTGGGGGTAATTGGCTTGGCAATTTCTTTGATTCTCGCTGGGTTAGGATCAGAGACGGCTTTTTGAAGGTCGTCGGCTGTTTTAGAGAAACTTTTTACCGCGTCTGTAAATTTATCTGAAGCACCATTAAACTTCGTGCCTGCTGAATTAATTCCTGCAACCGCAGCAAGCTGTTGTTTAGCAACAATTCTGCGTTGTGCAGCAATAAATTGTGCGCGTTTAGCTTCAAAAGTCGCAGCACGCTTTCGCATTTCATCCGTTATTCCACCACCGGCTGCTCTGGCGTCACGCAGTTGTCTTTGTGCTTCAGAGATATCAACCCCTCTCACAAGTGCTGTCTGTATTGCCTCTCTACCAAATTGCGGTAATGCCCTACTCAGGGTAAGAGACAACCCTCTCTGTTGTGCTGGGGTTAAAGTTTTTGAAGCACTGCTGAACTTTCTCAAAGCTTCTTGCAAACCTTGTCTTTGCACATCTGGGTCTGCACTCATCAACTTTGATACGTCGATACCAACACCGACCATTGTTCCAATTTGGGATAATCGCGCAGCAAGTTGTTGCCTGCCTGTAATCGTTTGCATACTTCCCAACTGTTTATTAATGATATCGCCTGTTGCCCCTAAAGCGCGACCAAAAGCTTCAGAATTTAAAGTAGCTTTTTCGATTTTGTCGTTCGATTCACCAAAATAATTGCCGGTTGTCAACAAACTCTGACCCAAGTTTAGCAATGCATCATTTGGCAACCCAAGCCTGTAAGCCAGCCCAACAAGACGATCGCCAAATTTTGCAGACGTATCAATTGCTCTATCAGTCTGAAATGTAAACTTTTGTGTAAAACCAACTAATTTTGATTGATCAATAACGTTCGAATTTTTTGCAATCTCCAAAGAGACTAATTTTGCAGCATCCTTAAACCTATTGAATCCGCCAGATGCAAGGGCAACCTCTTTATTAACCAAGGCAAACGATTGTCCGATTCCTGCAAAAGCGCCTTGAATATTTGTTTCCTCAATACCAAGCATGGCTTTATTCAAGTTTACAAATGCATCGCTAATATTGTTTACTGCGTCAAGACCATCTTTTCCCAAAGTCTTATTAAGGGCGACTTGCATTGTTTCCAGTTGATTTAATGCCTGAATGCCTTCGCCAACCCGTCTATTTAAAAAATCAAAGCTTTTTGTTATTAATTGTACTTCAGCCCTAAATTTAATTGTATCAGGAAGGGCGGCTCGCAACCCCTGATTAAACTCTGCAATTTTTTCCAAACCTGTCTTTGGCGGCATTTATTGATCCTCTTCCTTTGGTGTATTTAACTCAATAAATTTATTAAATATCCAATCCCTTTTTGATACAGCGAGGTCACAAATATCTTTATATGTCCAACCCCCAGATGAAATTAATGTCATAATGTTAGAGTAAACCATCTCCAAATAATTAGAGTTCAGGGAAAAAAAAGTTCGCCTGAATTGGCAGACCCCCTTGACTCTCTTTGCCACAAGAGCCACACACAGTTTTTCTCTCCGTGTTGATGGACGGCATTGAACCATTATATGCCTTTGATAAAGCTCTGGAATCCATAATCCGTATACCATCAACAAATTTTGAAATCTCCTCTTTATCCTCAACCCCATCAATTGAAACAATAATTCTTTTAAAAAACTCAATATTAAAATTTGTATTAATATTAAGTTTCTTCATTTTTTCAACAGACTTATTAATTGATTCTAAATCTTTTGGTAAAAGATTCCTAAACTCAACAACTTTATTTGATTTTGGCAATTCAAATATTGTTGTGCCCGCTTCTGTTTTTTCGTATTCGCTATCAATAACATCTGCCAACACCGCACTTAAATTGATTATTTCTTCTTGGGTTTTGGAACAGAAAGGGCAAACAGAAGCAACTTCGTATTCTGGACCATACGCCTCAATTCTTGCAGCCAACAACATAGCCATCTTGTCTGTTTCGTGTATATCTTTTGGATCTACTTTAATTAACATTATGCTTTCCAGCAATTTATCCACAGCAATACCATTTTCAACATAAGACTGATTTGTTAAAATATCCTCTTCTCTGGTGGTCATCATTTTGATTTCTACTTGTGGAATATTGTGCAGTGGATGAGCTTGAGGATAAAAAGCGCCGCATGTTGGTAAATCAACATAGTGGGTCATACCCCCGTATTGATTGGAAGAAGGATTATCTTCCATATTAAATTGTTTCATTTATACCTCTTAAGTTAATAAGTTTTTTCAAAACCAGCTTCATTTGCATAAGTTAGAGCAGCCCAATCATAACTAATTTTCATTGTTGTGCCAATAAGACCTGTGCTTGTGTAGGAGAGCTTACTAAAGTTTATGCCTGAAATAAAAGCTCCGTACAGAGTCCATTGCTCATATACATTTCCCTCTGGATTAATTATTTGTATCATAACATCTCCAAGGGATTCCATTAAGGATGATTTGCTCATATTTTTTAAATTTGCAGCGGAAACTTGATTGGGATTGTCATAGCCCAATTTTTTATACTTATTTAATATTATGCCTGATACTGAATCAACTATCCCGTTATCAAATGTTTCTCTAATTGTGAAAGAAACATCTGACCAGCTTACAACCGCGCCGGGATATTTAAATTTCCAATTTAATAATTGATATTGTCGCGGGGTGTCAAAGACTGGGTTTGGTCTATTAACGTCTGAGACAAGTGCGAAAGGCACGTCTTGAATCCGCAATAAAAAGCGAAAACCGCTCTGTAAGCTTTGCTCATAGATAGATTGTTCAATTAACTCTGCCATCTAAGTAATTATGCCACTGTTGTATTTTGATCTACTTCAAAAATTTCAACATCTGCATAATCGTAAGAGAAGCCAACACCAACCGTATTAATGCCGCCCTGTCCATACTGCAACTTAGAGTAAGTTACTGAATTTACAAAGGGATTAAAAAGAGTCCACTTTTCAACAACAGAGCCATTGGAATCCAATACTTTAATTGCGATGTTGCCTAAGTTTCCGTCAACAAACTTCTCTTTAGATAAAGTTGTTCTCCATCCCTCGTTATCAACAGTCCAAGTTGAGGGTGGGTTGTATCCAGCTTTCTTGATGGATTCCAACACCAAGCCCGATACATCAGGGTCGATTGGTTCAACAAGAGTCACAGATACATCATTCCACTGAACTTTGCCGGGAAACTTAAATTGATGACCTAAAAAGTCATGAGTTGCTCCACCTTGGAATTTTGGGCTTGGTCGAGTTGCATCGGTTACAACCCAAGCTGGAATGTCTCCAAGGGTTAATACAAACTTAAACGCTCTTTTTGGCTCAATCTTTACTGATGCCCATGGTGGAATTGGTGATGCTTTATTTACAGCCATTATTTATACTCCTGCTTTCCTATTAATTAGTTTAATCCTCAAAAGATGCACCCGTATTACTAATAATGAAATCAACTGCTACAAATTCAATTGCTCTTGTTGGCTTCAAGTAAACCTTTGCATATAGAATGTTTCTATCGATAAGGTCTGGTGTTGTGGTTGTCTCATCAAGCACCAACTTAAATTCATCTAAGCCAAATCTTGCTTGTACATCCGAAAGGAAAGGGTTGGCTTGCCCGATGAATCTTGCCCATGTGGCACGAACATTTGGTTCAAACAATATACCTGAAGCAATATTTGAAATTCCCTTCTTGATAAAGATTAATAATCTACGAACATTAATTCTATCCAAAGCGCTTCTTGTAACCTGTAGTGTTTTCTGACCAAAGATCACGATTCCTTCATTTGGGAATGAGGCGATTGGGTTGATGTTGGCGTCATAAAGAAGGTCTCTATCTTGCGATGTAAGCTTCTGTGTTACGTTAACAACTGGAAGACCAGTTATGCCGCTTGAAAGACCGCCACGGTTAAATCCTGCTGGGGCAAACCATGGTGCTCTAACCCTATCTGTGTATGACATCGCGCCAATCGCGACAACAGATGAGGGCATAAAGACAAGTTTCCCCTGTAACGTGTCCCTGATCTGAACAAAGGGGTAGTAAGCACAGCCATAACTTGAATTAATCTGACGATTCTTTAAGTTGGTGATTGTTGTGCTTAAGTTGGGGTATACCTTACCGTTAGCATCTTCGTGTGAAGGTTGAAAGTCGCCCTTCAAATCAATAACCGCTAATGCGTCTGCTCTTGCTTCGGCTGTGTTGATCAAGTGGGTTGTTAATTCTTCATTTGTGATACCGGGGACCGAAACCAAATTATAAGGTACAAACTCTGGGTCTCTGACAATATCAATCGATTCCTTTACAGAGTTGTAAGCATAATTTGTTGTCTCTGTCTTGCCAGATAACAAGCTGTTTCTGAATGGGTCTCTTTCTGTAATATCAAGACCATCAGACCCACCGTACATAGGCATAGTAAAGCGGTCTGCTCCCTGATCAATAACATTTTTGTATGTGTGACCAGCTTGAGCAGAAATAGCGTTGCCTGCAACTCTTGAGCCTGATGTCCAAGTAAGAGCAGTAGAGGTGCTTCCTGTTGTAATCTCATCAAGAGTAAATACAAATTGTGGCTCAGAGTAAGTTGTGTCTCCCAACAAGTTGCTAACTGAGTCTGACCTGTTTCTATTTAAATCTGCGTAATCACGATTAAATTTGTTGCTGGCTTTTGTAATGCCAGTCCAAACACCCCAGAATGCGTCTGTTTGATCGGATAAACCATCTTGACTACCAGAGGTTCTTAGTTCGTGTGATGGGAAAAGGAACTTAAGTTCTGGACCTTCCATGACATGACCCATGTTAGAACCGGTAACAATTAACATGTCTCCTTCGTTTTTATGACCGATGGTGTCATCTAAAATATTTTTTGCGCCAAGTGCAAAAATTCCTGATCCAAATCCTAACTGCGTTAAGTTTGTTGCTTGATTAATCTCAAAGTCCTTGTATTTGAGTGGACCATAAAAGCCAAATGGTAGAAGCTGCGAATCGTAGTCATCAGCTTCCATTTCAATTCTAATGTACTTAGAGTTGTTTGGGTACTCTCCTCTGGTTTCCAATCTTCTTGTTGTTGAATCAAATTGCACAAATTGGTCACCAATTTTTCTTGCAACATAGTCTAAAGAATTTGCATCCAAATTACAATTACTAAATGTTTCAATGATGATTGGAGCAGCATCGGTATCGTTCGCTCGGCGGACCAATACATCAAAAGTTCCAAATTGATTGAACTGATCTTCTGAATAATTAATATTTGAAATTGAAATTTTAATATTGTTTTGCGCCCACTCTGCATGGTCAAGAGCGTGGATTCTAAACAAGTTTTTCATGTTTGCATAAGCATATGAATCCTTTGCGGCGGCTCCACCCAAATCTTGACCAAAGACAAGTCCAGTCGCTGGGTTATTTCTTGTTGCGCCATTCTCAAAAGCGATCTGTCTATCGCTGTGTCGATCTCCTGAGCCAGTTGCCAGCGGCAAAATAACACCCAAGTAGGTTCCAGTTGTACCAGATGCTTTTCCACCCGAGCCTTTAACAATGTTTCTATCAACTTTTTGTAAAAATTCTCTCGCGTATGTCTCGCCAAGCCAGTACCGTTCTCTTTGTCCTGTTTTGGTAATTGTCTTATTTACTAAGGCTGGATTGGTATTAAATACATTTCTGAGGTAATCTTTGTTATTCTCAGCCAGTGAAAAACTAACAACAGGACTTTTATCATATCCTGTAGACCCTGTAATTACAACCGTGAAATTGTCACCATCAGATTCAATTAAGCGGGCAGAACCACTACCTGCGTTGGTTGCCTTAATCGTATTACCATCGGTGTCTTTGCCAACCAATGCCGCAACGCCATCTTCAACATACCAAGTTGCTACTAAAGAACCAGTACCGTGCTGACTTGTAGTTCCACTCATTGCATTTGGGAAAACAAACAATCCATAAGCGGATCCTGTGGTGTTGCCATGGGACGTATTAAACACCGGGGTTGGCTTCATGCTAGTACCAAATGGAGAATCACCACTAAGCTTCCAACCAGCCTTTCCAGAAGTTTCAGCACCGACGTTTTCTGAACCTAAAAGACGAACATAAGTACAAGTTGAGGAGTTCCTTAACCAAGATTGGGCAGCGTAAGCGCCATAAGTTGGAGTTTGCTCGTTGCCATTTCTCCAAACATCACCTGACTTACCACCGGGGATTGGCTCACCATAAAGCTGAACAAACTCAGCGAATGAGTCAACAGTAACTGGTCTCATTGCTGGACCGTATTTTGCCCTACCAATAAAAAGCGGACCAATCTCTCTTGGTTCGTTTGGTAATTGTGAATTGTCAATTTCGTTTAGAAAAACACCGGGTGAAATAAACTTAAATTTTCTCGCACTCATAAATCGTCTCCCAAATATGCTACAGTAAATAGTTTTGAATTAGCCTAAAAACTACGGTCTGTATCCATCATCTGAGAAATCGTTAATATCGCCAAGCATGACATGTTCTCTTGGGAAGCGCACTTCAACAAAATTTTCTTTTCTTGCAACCTGTGGTCCTTTTTGATTTGGACCGCCGCCCATGATGTAACCAATAACGCGAACTTGAATTTTTGATTCATAAACTTTTTCGTTATTAGCAAGATTGCCTATATTGTTGGCAATACCAAAATCAGTTTGTAAGAATGCCTCATAACTGTGTCCGCTATCACTAATCATAAACTGATTTATGTTGTTGTTAAAAGCAGCGAATGGCTGAAGCATGTCATTTATCTGTTGTTGATATTCTGCTCTTAAATTTATTGTATAGTTTAAATCATGATAGATGGGGAGCGGAACTGTTGCCATTTCATATACAACCTTTTTGTTTTCAAATTTAAAATTATTTTGCTTATACAATCTTAAACTTGTAGCATTTGCAAAGTTTTTTGTTTTTGATTGTTTTATCTTTTTTGCGATTGTTAATGTAGTCCCATCACTCCCTGCAAACAATCTCGCTGGTATTGGGCAATCATTAACAGCGGTTTGTTTAATTGATGTCCTCTCCACCGAAATCATGGGGAATTTAAGTGATTCTGTTCCCAATTCCCGCATTTCTCTATCATCTTTAATCTGAAAAGCTCTTTCCTGTGTTAGCCAAATTATTGGAACTTTGCGCCAGCCATCGTTTCTTGTGGCAAAAATATCAATTGTTTCGTCCAACCAACCGTATAAAGCCATATCAATAGTTTCAAAAGATGATGGAATAAGTGTATCATATTGTACTGAATAAGCCGACTTAAAAAGATCGTCAGCATTTTTGCAAGGATAAAAATGTCCATTCTCAGTATGGGTGCCTACACAATCAAGATCTTCAGCTTTCTTTAAAGCGTCTCTATAGTTGTTAAATTTATAGTTTTCTTCGATATACTTTGGTAGCATTTATTGTTCCTATGGGTTAAATTTTCCTTCTCTTGCCAAAATGCAAGTTGCGCTAATTTCAAAGCTTTTATCAGTCTGATCAAAAAGCAATTTTGGCTCGCTGAGTTCTACAATTTCGTAATCAAAATCCCCATAACGAACAAAATCTCCTACGCGGACATATAAATTCTGATCTTCCGTCAGGCGCCTTTTCTGAAAATCAACTACAATTTGCGGTCTTCTATCAATGCCATATTTTGTAAACTCTGTTTTAGTTCCTTTCCAGCTTACACGACTATAAACTCTAATTGGTGGCAAGTAGGTCTTTTCTATTGATTCGCCGTATAACGGATGATAATTGGAATGCTGTCTGGAAATTGGAAAGTAAAGAATTTGTTGTCCCACAACTCTCTCAATAACTTCGTCATTAATCTGTTTAACAAAATCAGCTTCCTTTTGCCCCGTAAAAAGCGGTGGCGGCGGTGCATCAGGTCTTGTCCATTTATCATCTGCCATTCTTTATTATCCTACAAATAATGGAACTGGAACTTTGCTTAATGTGTCCGCAGTTGTTTTAGTCATATTGGCGTCTTTTGTTAATAACTTCTCATAAGTTAACTCGTCCAATACTGTCTTGAGTTCTGTTCTTAAATCGCCCATCTCTTTTGTTGCCTCTGATAAAAGAGAGGTTGCATTAAGTGAAACATTGCCGCCTGGAAGTGGAACAACATTACCCAGCTTTCCTCTGATTTGTCCAAGCATTTCTTTGCAAAGTGCCAAAGCAAATCTGCGAATCCACTGCTTGCCAATTGAGTTAATTGATGAATACGGGATGTTTTGAAATGGTAAATTGTTCATATTATTAACACCCTTTGTTCCTGACTGTCGATCTGGATATTCTTCAAATGAATCTTTTTTTACAGTGAATCTAAAATAGAAACGATCTGGTGAGTGGGTCGATGGTGTTGGATACAATCTTAACTTATTATTGATGATTTCATATGAATAATTTGATGTTCTGGTTCTAATTGAATCCTCATACATTATTGCCTGAAGCTTATTTTGCCAAGTTGGGACCACCTCAAATTGCGAATCATCTGCGTATTGTCCATACGTTGACATGTTACCAATTACGTTTAAGCCTCCGTAATAAGCAAAAAACCTCCACATCGATCTTGGTGTTTTATAATACATATCACGAATAATAATTTTATTGTTACCAACCGTATCGCCATCGTTCAAAGTTAATTCGCCATTTTCAACAGATGAACTAACAATTTGTTGTAAATCGTAGTCTTGGACACTTGCAGTTGGAGCAAAAGAAGCCGTATAGTAACTTAAACCACCACCAACTCCAGCTTCCGAAGCGATTCCTTCAGCCACCCTTCTTGTATAATCAAAAGTATATCTTGGAAGCGCCATTTCGACGTTAGAGCCGCTTAAAGCATGACCTTCAACAATCTGCCCGTCTTCATCAAAAGAAGCCGTTGTAGCCCCAAGTAGGTTGTTTAATGAGTTTTTTGCTTGATGAATATTTACTAAGTATGAATATTCTAAAACAGCCTCTTCATAAGCTGCATAAACATTAAACTGAGTTAATTCAATGTCTAAGACATCTCCACCCAATTTTTTATAAACAAAACCAACCTGATCTGATGCGCCTGAAGCAAAAGCTTGGTGATCCGGTCCTTGCATGTAAAAACCAAATGGTAGTGGATTACTTGCAGCATTTACATTATCTGGGGTTCCTGTAATTGGCAAAATTACTTTGCTTGAATTACTTGATGGTGTTAAAACTGGTACAGACATTCATATATTCTCCTACTATCTAAATAGTTTTTGAAAAAAGAAACCCTCCGATGAAAACATCGGAGGGCAATTGTTAATTTATTGTTTTAATTACTTTGTTTTTTTAACAACTTTCTTAACAACTTTTTTAGTTGCTTTGGGCTTGACAGCCTCTTTCTTCACAACTGGTTTTGGAGCAGGCTTTACCTCAACCTTTTTTGGTTCAGGTTTTGGTTGTGGTGCAGCAGCTTCTTTAACTGACTCTTCGACCTGTCTTGCTTTAACTGCTGGGTGATTGGCGTGCTTTTTCCAAAATTGTGGGTGTGAAATCATTTTTCTTTTTTTGCCCATGATAAACTCCTGTTTAATGTTTGTCTAATAAATAGTGTTGATAAAATAAAACCCCCGGTTCTTGCGAACCGGGGGCTGGATAAATCCATTTAATTTATTTAACTACATTAAGCAGTTGCACCACTTGAACCAATCAAGCCATGGCAAATAACCAAGCCGTACATGTCAGGGCGAACCATCTTCTTAGCGTAGCGAGTCATTACACCCTTGCGTGGTGCAAAGTCCTCAGTACCAAAGATGGTAGGAGTGACCTGTAGTGGGACATATGGAGCGTAAACGTAGCCGCTCTCTAAGAAGCTGTTGCCCTTGCGACCAACCAACACGATGTTGCGTGGGAAGTAAGGATCGACGTGAACGTCAAACTTCTTGGAGATTGAACCAACGTTTACAGCACCGGCTGTGCCATTGGAATCAACGCTGACAGCAGCGCGGAAACCAGCAGTGAACTCAAGAATGCTGGCAACTTCTGGTGAACAAACTACGAAGTTAGCACCACCGCGAAGTGTCTTTCTGTGAATACGAGCGGAAACGTCATTGATTGTCTCAAGAAGAGTCTCGTACCACTCAGAAACGGTACCTGTGAAGTCAGGAGCAGCAGAAGCAGCACCAACCTCAGCACCGGTCTCACGGTTCAAGAATTGACCGGGATTGCGTGACCAGTGTAGAGTGCCAGCAGTTGCTCTCTTGATGAGGTCGTTTAGGATTTCACGATCGATCTCCAAAGCAACCTGCTCAGAAAGAATGCCAGTTAACTCAACTTCAGCGTCCAAGTTGTGGTAAGCGTTTAGGTCTTGACCCAACTCTGGTGACCACTTAGCGCGGAGCTTCTTGGTGTTAGCTGTAACAGCGATTGAATCAACCTTGATGTCAATCTCTGGGATTTCAGCGGAACCATCCTTAAAAACACCTGCGAATGCAGTCATGTCGGACTCTAAGAGCCAGTTAGTAGCACCTACAACGGCACCTTCAGCACTAGCAGCATTGAAATTATCAGCAGTGGCGTACTCGTAGTGAGTAGCATCACGGAGTACAGAAGTCTCCAAATCAATTAAGTTTTGATCTGCATTTGACCCGAAGTTTGCCGTTGTACCAGAAGCGTGTACAACAACAATGTAAACTTCTGAACGAGCAGCATCAGATGAAAGGTAAGATGTTAGTCTTCTTTCCTGACGGGCTGCTTTAGTAGTACCTTGAGCCAAAGGTGTACCATTAGCATCGCCTTGAAGGGCGATAGTAATAAGGTCATCCTTGTTAAGCTGTGATAGGTGGTGATCTGTAGTGCTGGCTTTCATAATAAGAACCGCAGAACCAGATGTAAGATCTGGGTCATACTTAGTAATATCTTGGTTAACCGCAGCCTCAGTAACTTGAACACTTCTCATAACACTCTCTGGGTACTGGAAGAACTCTCCACCTTCACCAATTGCACCAGACTGAACAATTGTAAAAGCAGAAGCGATTGCAGATGATGAAACTGGTGATGAGTAGCCGTTATTCAAGCTGTAGAAAGACTTCTCAGCGTTATTTCCGCTGAGGTCAACACCGCCTGTCAACTGAGCACCAAGAACGCCGCCACCGTAAACGGAATCATCAGCATTGCTACCAAGGCGACCGCCGCCTACTTCAGTTGCCTTCTTGAAGTCCAAGAAGAAGATGAGACCTGATGGTAGGCTCATTGGTTGTACACTAACAAGATCGTTAGCGAGTAGACCGCCGAATACACGACGGACGATTGGGAATGCGACGGCTGCGAAGCCCTCTACATCACCAGCAGCCATTGTGGAAGCTTCACGAAGAAGTTCCTTGGCTTGGTTTTCTAAGAGTCGAGACATGTTGTCCCTCATTCTATCATTACCGAGTCCTTCAAGTAGACCTGTTTTTTCCCATTTGGAAACTAGGGCAGCGCCTTCCTTGGAGAGATCACGAGCAACGATGTTTTCTGTTAATCTTTCGACTATGTTTGACATTGTTTTAATCCTCCTTATGATGTTTAATGCCTGCTAAAATTTGCATACGATTAGCTAAGATGTTACTTTCGTTTACCTTTGGCTTATCGTCGCTTTTTTGTGCTTTTAGCAATAAAGATGTTGAAGATCGCTTGCCTACTGCCTCACTCAGAGATTCCGGTTGCTTATTCATAATAGCATTGCCCACTGTGCTTTTAAGAGTTTCATAGACAATCTTCGCTTGCTCAGATGTCTGAGCATTATTAATAGACTCGACAAGGTTACCCTTTTGTCGCTCATTCAGGGAGTCGTCCATTAAAGTTTGGTTTGTGTAGAATAACTTGCTGTTCATTAATTTGATTTCCTCAAACTTCTCAGCAATATTCTTCACGGTTTCTTTTAATTTTTGGTTAGACTCTTTTAAGCTTGCGCCGGTCTTAACCAAAGTTTCGTTTTTCTTTTCTAATTTAGCGTTTTCTTCTTCGATGGCGAGCATTACGTCCATTAACATAGCTTGCTCTGCCTGCTGTGCTCTTGTTGCACCGTAAGCAGTTGTTTGTCCTTCTGGAACTGGCTTGTAATCCATCTTGATTTCTTCTTCAAGTGCTTCTTCTTCCACGGTAGCGGGCATTGGTGCCTCGCCAGTAGTCCCCTCAGTCTCAGAGGGGCTTAAGTCTGCTGGCATCTCCATCTCTTCTAAGTTTTCCTTCTCCTCTTCAACAACTTCTTTTTCTTCTGTTGTGGAGTCTTCTGATCCCTCTGTCATAATCTCTTCAACCAACTGATCAATAAGTTCATCTGAAATTTCAACGTCTTCTTCTAATAACTCATCATCAATCTCTACTTCTTCTTGAAGCTGTTCTTGCTGAACTTCCTCAAATAAAGCTTTAACATCAATGTCTACAAGATCGTTTTGTTCTAAATCGCTAAGTTCGGTGTCCTCAACAAAAGCGTAACCTTTGCCTTTATCATCTGCCTCAACAATCTGCTCATCAACAGTCTTATTCTCTTCGAAATCGTTTTCTTCCATTAATTGTTCAACGGCTTCTTTAATTTCTGTTGAATACTTTTCGACAACCGCCTGTTCTGCACTTTTAATTGCAGCTTCTCTTAAGGCTGTTGCATCGATAATTGCTTGATCTAACATTGATGACATAAGTTTACTCCTAAATTACGCTACAATAAATAGTTGTAAAAAAGGTAAAATGACTTAGGGGCGAATGGGCGTAACTGGAATAGTATAACCAGCGTTGATTATCCATTCTTGAAGATTGAATTCTGTCCAAGTGGTTTGTATTGAAATAATAGCATTTGGAGGAGTCGTGTGTCCCCAATCTCCAAGAACTCTGTATTTGCTAAAGCCTTTCTTTACTGGTGTGCCGTTGCCGCCAGAGTTGGCTTCAGTTACAATGTAATAAGTTATTGGTAATGGTTTTGTGGACATTTAATTATTCCTTATGTGGGAGATGCCCCCGCACCTACATTGTATCTATTAAGCACGGCATTTTGTAATCGGCTCATTTCTCCATCAGCAAGCACTCTTGTAACCGCAATGAAACAACCAATTGATCCATTCATATGTAAAGTTGTACCACCTTGACGCCGACCCATGTAAAGCTTGTCATTAGACGCCCAAGCACTATCGATGTTAAATGTTGAACCGCCAGTGTAAATATTTGATGTGGCAACTGGCGAGCCATTAACATAGGGTTTCGTGGCTAAACCAGCACCAGCGCCGGGGGCATTTCGATTAAAGACCACCCCAAGTGCTAAAGGATTATTTACTGTAACATTTGTTCCGTCAGCGCCAGCGATGCCGCCGACTGCTGTACCATCTGGGTGTTGATCTTGACCATTGTATACTGCGAAGTCGGAGGCGCCGAGTTGAAAAGCGACAGCGAAACCATTCAAGCTGTACCAATAGGTGCCGTATTCCAGTACCGTTTGAAATCCGTCTGAAGAACTTTCATTTTTTGAAAAGTATACAAGCGAAAGGGCTGTCTTTGAATTCAATTGAGTGGCATTAGCAGCAGTGCTCATAAAATTACTTGAGCCATTAAATGAAACAACCGGCTTGCCATTGTATAAATCGAGAGTGGGCTTATCGGTTGAAGTAAAGTTGGTGTTAAAAACATCCCAAGCATCAAACCAATTTGTTATTGTGCCGCCGACTGCGATGTCGTTAATAGACAGCGAGTCTAAACAAAATAATAAGTCGTCGCCAGCAATATGCTTAACTAAATTTAAAAAATTACTACTTTTGTCTTCAACGCGGACTTGACCGGTTGATCGAGATGAAAGACTTCCGTGACGACCACCGAATCCACTTCTCATTAACCTACTCCAGAGGTTCCTGACCAGTTGGTTAGAAGGGATGAGGCGTTAATCCCTGTCATGCCAGCAATGACTGAAGCAGTTGTTGGCGATTCATGCCCAACAAGGAACACGCTTGAAACTCTAAATTCGCCTGTGTATGACTCTCCATTATCTAAAATAAGGTAATTTTCACCAGTATCATTGCCACCAGCTGAACCAGTAATGCCGAGGGCGCTGAATCCAACTCTGAGTTTGGCTGACGAGCCGCTATGTTCATTAACAATTGTAATAAATTTTGTAACATACGGAAATTTAATTTCGGCTGCCGGGGCGACAAATGGAGATTCTACGTTGGGAACAACGATTGATGCCGATGTGAACGGTATACCACTCATCTGATATTGTCCGGTCTTTCCTAAGCCGGGGCTACTAAATTGAAATCTATGATCTGCAAATTTTTCATTTGGGGTTGACATCTTTTTCTCCGTTCTGTTTCATAAATAGTTTCTTTAAAACTCTTTTTCTCTTTAATTTATCTCTTCTTCTCTTAACAGAAGGCTTTTCGTAATACATTCTTTTCTTGCACTCTTCAACGATGCCCTCTCGTTTTGCCTTCCTACTAAATCTTTTAATTAAAGCCTCGGCACTTTCATTTCTTCGTGCCTTGACATAAATATTAACTGCACTCATTTTAACCTCATACCAATTTTGACCATTTATCGCCGCCGATATTTAGAATTCCTGAAATATCAACACCTGCATCGTTTGGATCTGTACCAGATAAAGCGCTGCCGGGACCTGAAGAATTAGACTCCTGCATCGGTGTCGTTCCTTCAAAGATATCGACGCCGCCATAAGCATCTTTATTAATCGACTCTAAAAGAGATTTTCTTGTTTGATTTAATTTATCTTCTCTTTCTTGGCGTCTTTTCTTTGCCTCTTCATCACTTTCATATTTCTTTTGCTGTTCTGTGATTTGTGCTTGTTGTGGCTGAGTTCCTATGCCCTTAACAACCTCAGAAATAATACCTGAAATTAGATTTGATTCTACAAGAGCTTCTTGAATACACTCTTTAATAATTGGTTTAATTAATTTTCTAAATTGTTCTTTCTTCATTTTTCATCTATAATTGAGTTTAGTAGTGAATTAACACGATATTCTTTATCATGGATTTTAACTTGTTTTGATTCACTAATTCTTTTTGGGTTCATAAAGGCACCGGGCGTTGATGGGTCCGCAACAATGTCAAAACAGATTAGCTGAAAGTCTTCCTGAACCATGCTTACGCCATTCGATTCATTGACAACTGACCCAAGACCTCTTGAAGAGATTCCAATTTGACCACCAGATCTAATAATTCCTTTTACAATTTCACCTGCTGGCGTCTCTAAAAGTTTAATAACACCCATAACTTTTTCGCCTTCCATCCAGTAGCGAGTGACCATGTGAGAAGCGTTCTTCAAATCAACGACTGATGTGTCAGGGTGGTCTAATTCACCATATGCTCTTCGCTGTTTGATAAGCATTTCATAGTTTTTCATCTCTCTTTCAAGAACGTGAGTTGGGTATTTCCTTCTATTGCCATTCTCTGTATTTCCTTTTTGTAAAATACCAGTTAGATAAAAGGCTCTGCCTTCCGACATTGCTGTTTTTTCACCTTCTGTTAGAAGATCTTTACAAACACCACCTTCACAAAGAGCATAATATTCCTGTAATAATACTTTATCTGACATGTTATTCAGCCCCCACTTTTGTATTTAACTCTGGAGTTGAAGAACCTGCACCCAATTGTTTTCTTTTTTCTTTGGCATTGTTGACAGCATCATGCATTTGAGTTAAAAAGTCAGAAACGAGTTTAACAACTTCGTCGCCGGGAACTCCCGCCTGAACTAAACAAGGTGCTGCCATTTCGGCAATTTCTGTGGCAACTGCATCAATGATGTTCCCTTGTGCAGCAATCATCTGTTGTATTTCTTTCTCCGCATCATCAACAATCCCTTGAATATCTGGTGGGTCCGCTTCACCGCCTGCGTCACCGTCCATTGCGGCATTTGAATAGCCAACCCTCTCTTGAATAAGGGAAGTGATTACCATTTTTTTAATTTTTTTTAGGTTCATTGTTTTCTCCTAAGCGGGCGTAACCCGCTCGATACAGCAGCCCTTCTTACAAAGCCTTGGAGGCTGAAGCATCCATTTAGTTTCTACAAAATTATTAGTTCCTTTTGACATTTATTCCCTCGTCTCCAAAAAGCGTACAGAAAACATAGGATGTTCCTGAACTTAACCAACCACATAAAAGTAAATTGATTATATTTGTTTCAAAAGTAAATAGTTCCGTCCAAGGGGAAATTAAAAAAACCAATACACCTGACCAAAATCCCATACACATAGAACAATGAAAGAAATGATGCTTAGGTCTTATTTTATTAAAAATTGAACCATAAGTTAAAATTTGTGTTAAGCCATAACACGTCAGTATAAACCATAATAAAGACATCTATATCCTGTAAAGTAGCCCATAATATTGGGTATAGAATGGATCCATCGTGCCTTTCTTTTTCTGCTGTGGAACTTCGCCATATTCTGTACTATCTTCTGTAGATGGGTCCACTAACATTTTTTCTGCTTCAAAATCGTAATCCAAAGCTTTTTGAAGATGCGGTAGCTCCTCCCTGAGAAACACAAACACATTTAACAAAATAATTTTAACAACATCCATTTTTTTATTTGCTGGATAAGTCGCTTCAATGCTACCAAAAATATTCCCACCTTTAATTGTGTCTGGTAAAATGACCCCTCTTTTCTTCAAGAAATTAAAAAAGACATCTTGGTGAGGATAAGCTTCAGTTTTAATAAAGTCCTTAACGAATGTTGATATTTTTTTCTTATCAGGGTTTATTACAATATCAAACAAAGGGTGATCGTGAATGATGTAATTATTATCCAAAGTGCGGCGGACATCTAATGAAATACGTTGTGATGGCACTGGCTCAACATCAATCCCAATTTCTGCTGGCACTGGCTCTGCAATAGATATAGTGATCTTATCTTTCTGCTGGTCATCTATGTTGATTTTAATTTCATCAATTTTAATCATCGGTACCAATCTCACTAACAAGCTGTTGCATTTTCATAATTTGTTTGAGCATTTCCTCATTAATTAATTCATCTTTGAAGTTGTCGATAATTGATGTGACTTTATTAATTTTTTCTCCAATATCTCCTTCAAAGTTTGCTTTTGATACAGTTTCCTTAATTCTACTCAATTCATCATTTAAATATATTTTTAGTTCAAGTCCATTATCTGTAAAAGATGAAATGTATTTTGATAATAGAATTCTTTGCTCTTCTAAAAGCCCATTATATTGATTGTTGAATTTGGAAGAGAATATTCTCATTGTTGCATTATTAATTCTTTTTTGTTCTGTAACTTGCTGTGGCTGCGACGACATGTATTGAATCACGATGTTTTCCATTAAAACTTTATTTTTAATTTTCGTATTTGGGGAAAACATCTGATAAATACTTGCAAGTGCTTTATAGTTTGGAACAAAATTAGAGAGGACCTCCTCACTTAAAGTATTGTGTATCTTATTAATAAGGCGAGTCTGCTCTTCAAAAAGTTTTTTTGAATTTAATGCATCGCGCTCTTTACGAACATAGCCAATAATTTTTTCTGCCGCTTTTTTATTAACCCCGCGTGTTTCAATAATTTCTGTGTAAAGATTTAGGTCTTTCTTCAAAGTTGTTTGATTGTTGAAAAACTCTTTCATTACTGCCATTACAGCAGTCTTTCTTTGCTCATCTTTATTGACAACACTTTTAGTTAATTCTCTAACTAAAGCCTCATATAAAAAAGCAGTATTTCTTCTCTTGTTGTGATTCATTCTATAAATCCTCTGATAATATTCTATCCATTTCCTCATTTAATGAAGACATTTTATTTTCAAAATCCTCACTATAATTAGATTTGTTTTCTTTAATAAACGTACCTTTTGCCATTGCACCAAAAATGTTTCTTGGTTTTCTTGGCATTCCCACTCCCCACGACTCTTTTCGACCAGCCTCTCTTCGCTTATCGTGTTTCACTGAAAAATATCTTTTACCCTTAGATCCCTTTGTTGTATGAGATCCATCTTCATATTCAGCGTAAATGGCGGCTGGCTTGTCACGCTTTTTGCCGCCGCCTTCAGGAGTTGCTAAAAGAACATCTTCACCGCCGCCTGCTTCTGGAGTCGCTGGTTCTGGTGTCTCTGCTGGTCCTGCTGCTGGGGTTGGCTCGGCTTCTGGAGTGTCGGGTGTTTCAATGTCAAGATCAGCAGCGGGTGCTGTCTCTGGTGTAACACCAAGTCCAAGGTCGCCAACTCCACCAAAGCCTGTACCTGTTAATGCCTCTGAGGCGAGACCCTCACCTTGTTGCTCTGCGACCTTTGCTAAAGCAGTTTCTATTTGTTTATCATAAAATTTTTCTCTTGTGTTTCTTATCAACTCTTCTTCTGACAATCCTAAAATATTTTTTGAGATCCAGCGGTTGCTATATACATCTCCTCTCGCTTTTGATGCGGCATCCAGTCTTGAATTTAACATTTCCATTTCTTGAAGCATCGACACTCTTGAGGGGTTGTGCAATTTTAAATTAAAGTTAATTAAATCATTTCCTCTATAGCCAAGAGTATAAAGGTGGATTGTCGCCATTTTATCTAACTCTGCGACTACTGCTCTTTGTACCCTCTGAATTGTTCTGGCGAACCTAATGTCCTTTTGTGAAAGCGCTGCCTGCTCTTCCGTAGCCCCTTCACCGCGTATTAAATAAGACATTGGAATTTTAATAGCCGCAAATAGCTTGTTTTGAAGGTATTTAATATCTTCAATCGCAGTTCCCCATGTGTCTCCTTGGACTGTTGAAATATCAACTGAAGACTGTCCATTTCTTGTTGGAATGTAATAATCTTCTTCGATTGATAAGGGATTGTAGCGCAAATCAACTCTACCATTATTCTCATCAACAACTTGGTGGCGTTTCATCATGGTGATGATTTTTTGCATATATTGTTCGACCTCTTCTGGTGGGATCCCGCCAACATCAATCTTAAACTGTTTTCTTTGTGGGGATCGAACAACTCTGTACGCGATCATCGCATCCTCAAGAAGAGTCAACTGCCTCCAAATTCTACGACCGGGGTCCAACACCGATGTGCCATACGGCGCATATTTATCATTACCCAAAACTCTAAAATGCGCAAGTTGCCAATTTTCAAAAGTTAAGCCACCGGTATTCCATTGATATTGGACATAGTTTGGATTAGATTGGTCAGTTCCTTCCATTCTCTCTATTTCGCTCACTGGCAATCCAATAAAGGATTTAATTCCTACTTGTTCATCAAGGTCTAAATAGCCAAAGAAATCGCCATACTTACACATAGAACGCACCCAACCAAAAAGATTAGCATCAATGTTTAAGACTTTGTGAAATAAAGTGTCAAGAATCTCTTTTATTTCTTCGTTCTGACAGTCAATCATAAGCGATTTATGGAATTCAGAATGAGTTGTGATTTCATCTGCGTATATGTCTAAAGCCGATGCCAATTCAGGCATAAATTCCATTTGATCAAAATCGGCGTACCTTTCAGCGCGATTATAATTGTTCATCATCGCTGATGAAATTGACTCGTAAGGGTTATAAGACTTTCTTTTGAATGATTGACCACCGATAGATCTAAACTTAGGCGCGTATTTATCTACTGAATATTTACGATTATTTCTAACTTGTTGTGCTTTATAGTTTACAATTGGTCCTGAAAATAATCGAGTTAATCTTTGGAACAAAGGGCTGTTTGGATTTCTTGGATTGTTCTTGTTGTCTGCCATTTATCAATTCCTATTTCATAAAGAACGGCAACTTATTTAGTTTCACCGTCTCTTTTTTTCTGCCATCGCTGTAGATATAATTATCTTGCTGATTCCTTTCCATCCCAAGAATTCTTGTATCTAATGTTTTATTACTTGTCATTATAGCAGAAAGCATTGATTTTTTATACTCTATTTCCTGTTGATTTACAGTCAATGCAGTGTCTCTAACCCAGCACCCGATCGCACAAGCCATAACTAAGTCGTCATTATAAGAACGCATTGCCTCTGCCTTGCCATTGTTCCAAATAAAAGTTTTTAATTCGTTAAATAATCTCCGTGATCTAATCTTTAATACTTTATTGCGGATAAATTCTTCAAGCTTGGCAATGATCATAGGTCTGGTTTTAACTGTTGTTGAAAATCCAGCTATGATTGAAGTTTGTTCAGTATACGATGCTTCAACATATTCGTGAGTTGATTTTCTGGAGTGGTAAATGTTGGGGTGACCGTAATCTTTAAGCTTTGTTAAAACTGTCATACCAACTGAGTTGTTTTCAACAACGGTCATACACATACCATAACTTTTTGATGTGTCATAAATTAGTCTTGCAAAACTATCAAGAGGCAATTTCCCCTGATATTCACAACACATTTCCATCGTATCAGACTCAAAAATGTAGAAAGTTGAATTGTCCTTTCCATCACCGCGAGCCACGTCGGCAACCATAAAATATTTTTTGTTTTCTTCAGCAGTTTTCCAAATCCAAAGATTTCTATCAAATCCTGTTTTATATTCTGGCTCTGACAACTCTTCCTGCTCAACCCTAACCAAATCTTTGCCATGAATTAGTGTATCACCAGACATATTAAAGTTGCACTCTAACTCCTGCGCGATTTCCCTTGCTGACATGTTTTTAGTTTCTTTATCAAACCATTTTTGATCTCTGTCAGGATGGATATGCCATGGTAATTTAATTGGATTAAAATCATTCAGTCCCTGTTCTGCCTCTGAATATAGCTTGTGATATAAATTACCTACACCTTTTGGAGTTGAAATGATAATACAATCACCACCAGTTGACAGTGTGGGGTACAAGCCAGCCCACAAGTCATCAAGTCCTTCAATAATCGCCGCCTCATCAATAACCAACAAAGAAAGGGCTTCAGAACGACCAGCATCGCCAGATGTTGAAATTGCTTTTACTTGTGAGCCATTAGACAATTCAAAAGAGTTTTTATTGTCAATAACTAACTCTGTCAACTTCATCCATTCAGGAATTGCCTTCAAGGCAAATTTTACCTTTCTAACCAAGTTAGCAGCAGTTGATAATTTAGTTGCCATCACAACAACGTTTTTATTTTTATGAAAAAGGACAAACCATGCAATATAAACAGCAGAAACAGTTGAAAGCCCTAACTGTCTTGCTTTTAGAATAATATTAAAACGATTATCTTGAAAATCCTTTACAACATCTTTCTGAAAAGGGTACATTATAAAGGGAATTGTCCCCTTCATAGGATGTGCTATTTTTCCATAATTGTTAATAAAGTATGTTGGATCTTTACCGCAGGCAATAATTTCTTTTTTTATCTGCGTTTTGGTTAAACCACGCGCCATTACTTACCATATTTGTGTGTCTGTAGAAAGTCCTTTACAACATCAAATGGCTTTTTCTCTGGCTCAACAACACCAGAGCCGAGACCACCAATTGTGTAGCATTTTGTTGCTTGAATCCAACTTCTTTTACGATTCATGTACTGTAAAAGAATGTCTGCGTCACCATCAGGATTTAAAGAAAGAGCTTTGCCAGTAGCCTTTTTATATCTGTCTTTGAGGAACTTTACAATGTTTCCGAAGCGCATTTCAACTTCAGCTTCGAATGCGTTTGGTCCCTTTCTATGAACCTCTGGCATCGGAGCCTCAGACTGGTAATTGACAATCAATTTATTGCCATACATTTTGACACCAAAGCCATCCATGCAACCATCTCTGGATTGGAGCATCATATCCTTTTCGTCTCTTTTTAGACCAATTTCAATTGGTTTGCCATCTTCATCAATGGCTCCATCGTAGGCATAGCCCATCGCTTGGCTAATCCCTCTGTAAACTTCAAGTGCTTGTTTAGACATTATCTGGTCTCCATCCCTTTAGCCATCTTTCCTCTCTATCCTCTACAAATTGAATATAGCAGTTCCGACAACATTCGTATTTTGTTTCGTACAGCATGTCTTGCTGTTTTAGAATATTTGAGCATACACTACAATTATTCTTACTATCCTTCTTAATTAGTTTTGCAGAGAATAAAAAGCCATCACGTTCTTCAACCCGATCTTTGGTCATTTCTTTTGCTTTATTTTCTTTTAATTGTTTTAAATATTCTTTTTCTTTTTCCGGCGTCCAATTAGAAGAAGGGTTCTGAACTGCCTCTTTGCCGTACTTTTTAGAAATTGCTTTTTCAAGTCCCGCAATATAATTTAAATCTTTTTTCATTTACTTGCCTGAGCGGCGGCATAGAAGATTCCGATGGATAATCCCACACCAGCAACAAAACCGCCAACAAACCATAACTTAGTATAATCTGGTTTTTGCGACTTTTTAACAACTTCTTCTAATCTTTTTACTTCGGCGTTCTTGAGCCTCATAAGCTCATCGAACTTTTTCTTACCTGTGTCCCTCTCAATGGTGATTAATCTTTTTTCAAAATTACATTCGGCTGTAATCTTTTTTATTGAGAAGTCTTTATTCATCTCGCAAATCTTAACAGCACTCTCTCTCTTCGCTGTTATTGTTGCTTCTGCTCTTTTATCTAACAACATACCACTGAATGGGGCTCTTTGACCTTTCTTTATAGCGGCAATTTTACCATTAGCAAAGCAAGTTATTGGAAATAAAGTTATTAATAAGACAATTGCTGTAGGTCTCATTCTTCAACCTCAACGATCTCCAAGCCAAACTCATCGGCTAAAGTATGTAACCTTTCTTCTTCGGGCATAGCAACGATCTCTTTTATTCTTTTCTTTTCTTCTTTCTTGACTTTTTCGCCTGCTTGTTTTCGCTCTTCTTCAAGTGTTTCTACAGCAACCTTAAAATCTTCAGTTGCTCTTTCTTTCTCTACTCTTTCCTGCTTGTGAGTTTCGTTTATAACTTTTAGTTCTTTTTCGTTTTGTTTTGCCTTCTCTTCGTAAAGACCACCTAAAACATCTTTATCAAATAGAAAAAACTTGTGGAGCACAAAACCTAATGCGATTAGTGCTCCAACCCACCAATAATTTTTAATGTAAAACCAAGCTTTTTGTAGGATTTGTTTAGCTATTAACCAGTTCATTATGCCTCGTATCTAGCTTCGTCCCAGCCATCTTGAATTGCTTTTATAATTTCATCTTCACTGGGGTTTTTGTTTTTATTTAACAGACTTCTTAATTGAGAGTGAGCAAACTGTATCTCTTTTCCGTATGGATTCTCGTTTGGGTTAAGTTTTTCTTTATCATCTTCATCTTCAAGAGCATTCTTCCAATTATCAGTATAAAGTCTCTCTTCTTCGGACTTTTCATCAGCTAACAATGGACTATCTTCTGGTAGGACAAAGTAAAAACCTTTTTCAGCATAATTATTTCTATCCATTGGCATTTCAACACCATCGATTTCTGTGCTGCCGGGG